CTTGACTTTGACAAAACCACTGTAACAGAAGTCAAACTTAGTCAAACTACAATTGACGAGATGTTCGCAGTGTTCGGGTCACATGTTTCTGGGGTTTCACCCTTGTATAATTTTGATCAGTGGGCAGCGGAAGACGAATCTGATGATGAGTAAAATATTGAGGTTTCTAAAATGGTGGGCGACAAGTGCTGCTGTCGCAGCTGTGTTAGTATTGATGGCGGCCGCCGTGCTTTCAGTAATTACATTGAGTCTTCCTCTATACAATCCGGTGGTTTGGTGGTTGCTGCAACTCAGCCTATCAAGTGGTTTTATTTTTGCATGTGTCCTCACACTTTTCGACATTTTTGAGGGACTGTAGTTGACATTATGCGTCTAGTCAGTTATGCTGTGCGAACAACAAACCACGTTTTAATTATGAAAACAACGAGGAACTTAATGGCAAACACTGTCGCCACTCTATCTACTGACACAGCGTTGTGACACGCTTTCCACACAAAAAACAAATCGGAGAAAAGTAATGCAAGACCAAACACAAAATGTCGAAGACGACTCTGGACAGAGCGAGTACACAATTGAAGAGGATGCGCGTGTTGATCTGATCAATACCAACGCAGGAACTGTCCTCGAGGAGATTATGGACATGCTCGAAAACGGCACGTTGGACGAAGATACACTTTTGGCTGACACCTATGGGAGAATGGCTGTTCTTGAAATCATTGGGTTTTCTACTCTTGAATTGGCAGAGTCTGCTATGGAAATATCAGAATTTATGATTGACGTAAATAGCGAAACTGTTGATGGGGAGGAATGAAAACATGACCAAAGAATTGCAGAAGCCTGAGACGTTTGTCACTCAGATGGTGATGGATATCCTTGCACAGATTGACGACGGATCCTTAGATCATGCCACATTTTTGTCTGAGACATACGCACGTGTGGTATGTGCGGAGATCTTAGGATATTCGACGGATAGCATGCAGACAGACGCAAAAATGGCTGCCAAGGAACTGAGTGACATCGCCTATGAAAAAGAGCCAAAAGATTTCTGATTTGATGCAGTGCGATCGCGTATAATCTACCATGAAACAACACACCTCTCCCAATAAGCAGAGGTGTGTTCAAACTGAAAGTTATAAAGAATATTATGTGGAATGATCAACAAAAAGCAGCACTCGTTGACGTAAATAGGTGGTTCTTGGAATACAAATCGGCCCCAAATAAAAGATCAGTAAAACCTTTTTTTTCTCTTCATGGTTTTGCAGGAACAGGAAAAACGACACTAGCAAGGCACTTTGCCGAAGGGGTTGATACGCCTGTTTTCGCTGCCTTTACAGGTAAAGCGTCTCTTGTCATGCGCAAAGCAGGGTGTGAAGGTGCGAGGACGATACACAGTCTGATCTATATTGCAGAACAGCATAAGACTACAGGCGCACTGACATTTAGACTAAACAAGCAGAGTGCATTAGCTGATGCGGATCTGTTAATCATTGACGAGTGTTCGATGGTCAATGAGGAGATTGGCAAGGATTTGCTGTCCTTTGGTGTTCCTATTCTCGTTCTTGGGGATCCGGAGCAGCTGCCTCCTGTTGAAGGTGCAGGCTTCTTCACATCGCGTAAACCTGATGTCATGTTGACAGAGATCCATAGACAGGCTAAGGACAGTCCTATTATTCATCTTGCTACAATTGCAAGGTCAGGGCAGATGCCTGACATCGGAACGTATGGCGATTGCAGAGTCGTCTCAAAGATCTCATCCTCCGATGCGCTTGATGCTGATCAGATCCTTGTTGGGCGAAATGTTACACGAGAAGATTTAAATCGCAAGATGAGAAAAATGTTGAAGTTTACGTCTGACATGCCTTCCGCTAAAGAAAAACTGATCTGCTTAAAAAACGACCGCGATCTTGCCATTTTCAATGGGGGAATGTTTACAGTGCTCGAGCCAATTCAGAACAAATACAAGACTCAATTCAGCTCTTATATGGTGAATTCTGAGGACGACGAGGATCGTCAGCCATTCATCATCAAAGTCCACAACAGCTTCTTTGTATCAGACGTCCCCGTACCAAACTGGAAATTGCTCAAAGGATCACAAAGTATGGACTACGCATACTGTATTACGACACACAGAGCTCAAGGTAGCCAATGGGGCAACGTCCTTGTATATGGGTCTGAATCGTATGTGTTTCGTGACGATCAATACAGATGGCTTTACACAGGGATTACACGTGCACAAGAAAAACTAACTCTTGTGGTGTGAAAGATAATAATGTAAAGTGTTTTGAACATACACACATGGAGAGATTATGAGCAGGGACATATGGTTCTTCAGCGACCACCATTTTGGACAATCGAGTATTCTGAAGTTTACCGACAAGGACGGAAATCTTGTTCGGCCTGGTTTTGCTAATGTTGCTGAGATGGACAACTACATGATTGAAATGTGGAACGCATCGATCAAACCAGGCGATATTGTATATCATCTTGGAGATATTGCATTTGACAAGCAAAAGTTCGCTGATTCAATATTGAATCAGCTACAGGGAAGGATTCGATTGGTAGTCGGCAACCATGATGATATTAAGTTGATGTCATCGTTGCCTAAAATTCAAAAGATTGTAGAGAGTCGAAGGTTTGATGATTATATGTTCATTGCGAGTCACAGACCATTGCACCCTCACAATCTGTGGAACCATAGAAAGATGCACCCGTTGATTAATCTGGTCGGACACATTCACAGTAACGATCCTCCACCCAACCAATACATAAATGTGTGTGTTGAGAGGACAGGATACAAGCCAATACACATTGACGATATTGCACAACAAGTACGTGTAATGATTCAAAATTTAGAGGAGACATACGATGAGCAAATTGCCTAAGAGTCCGCTTCCGTTTTCGGTTCCTGGTTGCTACCTTGCGGGCGGGGCGATTCTTTCCACAGTAACCAAAACAGAAATATCAGATTATGATCTATACCCAAAGTCTAAAGAGGCGATGATCACGCTGTTCTACCTTTTACAAGACTCGAATTGCTTCGTGGTCAATTATTCAGACCGAGCAGTAACATGGAAGTGCAATGACATTGTAAAAGACAATGGCGAGCGTGGGATTATTCAGGTAATGACGTTTGACACTTTTGAAAGTCCTGAAAAGATTTTCGACTTTTTTGATTTCTCTGTTTGTATGGGTGCGTTTGACACAGACACACTTGAATACCATTTTCACAAAGACTTCTGGCCTTCTGTGGCAAGTAGAACACTTTACTTCAATCCTATGACAAAATATCCACTAAATAGTCTGACACGCGTGAGTAAGTACACATCTAAAGGATACTACCTACCTAAGACAGAGTCGATCAAGATGTCTCTTGCTGTGATCAATTCAGGGATGCCAACATCGTGGGAAGAACTTGAAGCAGCCATTGGGGGATCGTACGGCAGACAGATCAAAATTGCGGTTACGGACAAAGAATTCTCATACTAAGCTGCATTGGAAATTCTGGACGATCTTGTTCTTGATATCGATGTAGTGACTGAACCGTACGACAAGATTAAGGCCGAACACCTTGAGGTGAGCGTCAATGGCTCAAATGTTCCAATTTTAACTGTTCCATATAGTAACAATAACATGAATTCAAGCGCAAAGACTTACAAAATAGTCAATGGTGCTGCTGTTCTTATGGACGCTGATGAAAAGACAGTTTTGACGTTGCTCGGTGTCAAGATGGAGGAAATTGACCCTAACACGATGTTTAACGGATACAAGTGGATGATACACGTAGATGGCAACACCTATGAGGGACCCTTCAACTTCAAAAAGGTTCAATACACAATCAAAGAAGAAACAGGTGAGATCACAGGACTGTACAACACTCCTGAAGTGGCACTTCAGCCGCCAAGTTTATCACAAACTTCATTGTGCATGTTTACGTTCGTGGCATCGGACATAACCAGTGCAACGTCGAGAGATTTTCACGTCAAGCGTTCCACATTTCAAGAGGTGGTTAAATGTTGAAACTCGTAGAAATAGTCCTCCATGTTGTTAGTTTTCTCATAATGGTCTTGATTACTCTAGCATTGTGCGGATTGGCCATCTCTGTGTTGTTGGGAATCACAATGTTCTTGACATGGACCGCACCTACAGGAGCGCTGTTCCATTGGGGCATTCTTACAGGGCTGGTTGCAATTTCAATAGGAGTCTCGTCGTGTTGGGTTATTTCGTCTGAAAGTAAGGAATGGGTGCACGAATCGCTTGAGACATTAAAAAACATAACAATTCAATCCTCAAAAGGAGAATAACAATGGCTACAGCAGAACAATACGCAAAATGGTGCATGAGATTAATTGAAGGTGATGATCACATTGTAGACGACATCTATTCAGCAATGTATGATGATGGTTTTATGGATGATGATCAAGAATGGACCGTAGACGATGAAGACGACGAAGACAGCTGAGTTAAAGTGTGGAGTGTCATAAAAGTGCTCCACATTACTGTTGTCGCTGAAGTCAATATGTTGCAGTTTGATACTATAGAAACATTAATCAAAGAAAGCTAATCACAATGGAAAATTACCTCACCGTTCTAGCAATTCCTGCAATTTGCGTCCTAATCGGTTACATTTACGGTCGAAACAACGAAGAGCCCAAATTTGACTGCGAGCAGCAAGACATTACTGTTGAAGATAATACGGATCCAAAGTAATGTCAAGCAAGATCATCTAATCGTAATTATTAGTTAAGGAACGAAACATTTGCATAATATTATTAACACTCTGTGCGAGAACAACGGTGCGAACTACAAACTTGGCATTCTGAAAGAACACAAGAGCAACGAACAGCTAAAGCGTGTCCTGATGATGACATACGACAAGGTCGCATATCGTTACTACATTACAATGAACCATTGGAACAAACCTGACACTTCTCCGTTTGTTTCCAACTCAAGCCCAACATTGTCTTTGGACGATGCTCTCGATTTTCTTGAGACTAAGCTATCGACAAGAGAAATTACAGGTAACGCTGCTATTGAACAGATGGATGCTGTTTTTAGGTCTCTTTCTGATGAAGATCGCAGTGTAGTGATGAAGGTGTTGAACCGTGACCTTCGGATTAATTGCGGTCGAACACAAATTAACAAAGCGTTTCCGAACCTTATTAATAAACCTGTTTACATGCGCTGCGGAATCTATAACAAAGACACTGCAAAGAAGATTAATATTGTAGGTGCTACTGTTCAGCTCAAAGCGGATGGTACGTATCGCGAGTTTGAGTGTGATGCAAACGGCACATCGTCAAGCTCACGTTCTGGCGAAGAATATGAATATCCTGTACAATTTGATCTGATGAAGGATTATCCAAACGGACACTATTTTGGAGAATTGACAGTGATTAATGAAGATGGTACTGTGATGAATCGTGCTGAGGGCAACGGTCTTATCAACAGCAGTACACCTCCTCATGACCAGATCGTGTTTGACGTTTGGGATTACGTCACTCCCGAAGAATATGCGATGGCTACGAAGAAAGAGAAGTGCAAGACGCCATACTCCACACGATTGGCAAAGTTGCGCGAAATTCTTATCGACAACACATCTCCACAAATCAGACTAATCGAAACGCACGTTGTAAACGCCATGAGCGAAGCTCTTGGACATTGTATGAGGTGGATGAACGATGGGCTTGAGGGTGCAATTCTAAAGGACTCGAACTCTGTGTTCCGCGATGGCACCAACCCACAACAATTGAAGTTGAAACTGGCCATTGATCTTGACTTGAGGATTGTAGGATTCCAAGAAGGCACTGTTGGAACATCACGTGAAAAGACATTCGGTGCAATTGTGTTTGAGTCTGACGATGGCAAGATTAAAGGTCGAACATCAGGGTTCACAGATGCACTATTGAAAGATTTCAATTCACGTCGCGCAGAAATGATCGGCAAGATTATTACAGTCCAATGTAATGACATTACAAAGGGACGAGACAACGGTTTTTATGCTCTTTCCCACCCACGGTTCATTGAGGTTCGTGACGACAGAACAGATACAGACACCCTCGAACGTGCACTTGAGACCAAGAGTATGGCAATGGATCTAACTTGAAAACGTTGTTGTACTACATCTCAAACTAGTGTAAAAGGTAAGCATGGAACAATTCTTCTTGCTATTATTTCTAGCTGTTTTAATCCTGATATTCGTCAGAGGGACACTTATTGTGTTCAGTCAAAACTTCTTGATGGCAACATTGTTGTTCTTTGTACTTCCCCCACTACTATTTGTTTGGATCATGTTTGTGGGCATTTTCGTGAGAACACAAAGTCTAACACAGTAACAGCATAAAGGGTGAATAAATGGGTGATTTGGTATATTACATTGTCGGAAACGTGGTTTTGTTCGGATCGATGTATGCGCTTGGCGTTGGTTTGCAACGTTGGTACGACAAATATGCGGAGTTGTGGATGGATCATCACGGTCCACAAGACGAGAAAGATTGATCGTGGAGCGGACAGATCCGAGGATAGTCCACATGAAAAAGGCTGATGTCGTAAAAGCGACTGGTATTTGCAATGTTTTATCAGACGTATGGTTTGCTGTAGATCCTGAGACAGGCGATCTTTTATTTTGGCAGTCTGAGTCTAAAAGAAAAGGCAAGTTGCACGGTGCTTCACCACAATGTCACACAAGCCAGGCCACAGCAGAACACTTGTACGAAAAATTACACCCGTGGGCATCTATTACTTTTTTTGAGCGCGTAGTGTATCCCATTGATGTAGGAGATTACCAACGATGATAAAACAACTGCCAGTACTGCCACGACGTGGGGAGATATCCATTGGAGAAAACTGTGTGGAAAACACACCACCAGAAGCATATCTCGAGGCAATAAAGGCTTTGGCTCGAGTGATAAACGATTATCGTGATTGTCTCGCGTTTAAAGGCTACACATTGCATGGTGGAGTTGAAAATCCTGATCTATACGCGAAGAAAGAGATCTTCATACTGTGAAAATTAACTAGAACCAAACCGACATTGCGGTTTGGTAACATAAAAGAACCACAGCTGAAACGTGGCTAAGAAACTACAAACACGTCCACAATTTTTAACAATGAGGCAAATTATGAGGCAACTGTTTTTAGATTGTGATGGTGTTCTTGCTGATTTTGACAAGCAGTTTGTATTGCTTGCAGGGACAACAGGTCAAGCATACGAAGACGAACACGGTTCTGTCGCTTTTTGGAATCTGATACAAAATTCTAAAAAGTTCTTTGAGGACATGCCTCTTATGTCCGATGCTCTTGAGCTGTATGCTGCTGTAAAACATCATCGCCCTATCATACTCACAGGATGTCCACGTGGCATCTGGTCTGTTCAACAGAAGCTGATCTGGCGTGACAAGCACTTCAAGGGCGTTCCAATGATCACGTGCTTGTCTAAGGACAAGGTAGATTACTGTCAGCCAGGAGACATCCTCGTCGATGATTTCTTGAAGCACAGCCAGAAGTGGATTGATGGCGGAGGTGTGTTTGTACACCATACTGATACAACATCGACATTGAGTCAAATTGGATTTGCAGTGATGTGTGAGAGTCGTCCAGCAAACAATTTTTTTCAATATTAGTAAGCGTGAAGGATTCTAAAATGAGTAAATTATCCTATCCTGCAAATAAACCAACTGTTGCTGGATATTACGGCGTTCTATACAACAACCCCGAAAAAGACGGCCAGGAATATGTAAAATGTTTGTGGTGGAATACACATCACTTCGTCTGGCGTATTCCTGACATAGACCAACATGTCACTGTGTTTTTTCCTGAAACACATCACCAATATTATACTCCGAGCGAAGAACTATTAACCAACATAGGAAGTTAACAAAATGAACAAATTGACATGGGCACGTGATGAATTGCAACGTGCAGGATATAGTATTGACGACCCTGAAGATGGTCCAAACAAGTGAATCGCCGAGAATGTAATTCAACTGCTTGAAGTATTTTCAGAACAGGGACACAGTGGGTCTTCGGCACCGGTTGCAATTAGAATTTTTGAGCAGCTTGCATCATGGAAGCCACTTACACCACTTACAGGTGACGATGAAGAGTGGCAACATTTCGACAATGATAGGACCAGCTAAAACATTCGCGATTCGTCTGTGTTCAAAAACACTGATGGTGTTGCCATATTGGACTGAGGGTAGAGTGTTCTGGGTATGGTTTTCTTATGAAGGTGGCGAGCCCTACAAATCGTATTTTACAAATTCGGAGAGTAGAGTGGATGTTATATTTCCGTGGTCGAGACCTGACTCCCCTGATTACGTTTTCAAACCAAATAGCACTTACCCAAACGAAGAGCGCTAATTAGAAAGGACAAAAGAAAATGGTGATACTTGCGTTACTTGGCGCTCTTGTGGTCGCTTGCATTGTTGGATATGGCATAATCATGCTTTTTGACAATCTCACACTAAAGAACAACAACAGAAACGAAAAAGGAACAAAAAACGATGATAATTAAAATTGCCAGTGCTGTACTTGTAGGGGTTCTTGCTCTTACAGTAGTAGGTGGAAGTTGGTTCACGGTGGACCAAGGCGAACTCGGCGTCAAACTCCGCAACGGTGCCCTAGTCGGTGTAGCTGAGCCAGGTCTTGGTTTCAAAATGCCTATCATCGACAAAGTTGTCGATATTGACCTTCGTAGCCAAGTTAAAATTTATGAGAATGTTTTGACGTATAGCCGTGATCAGCAGACAGCAAGCCTTACTGTTAGCGTAAACTTCCGTGTGCCACCTGGTGAGGTTGTTGACGTTTATCAAGATTATGGAAGTGTGGAACGTCTTGCCGATAGACTACTCGACCGCCAAGTGATGGACGAGACGAAGAATGTTTTGGGTCGGTTCAATGCAGTTACTGCTATTCAAGAGCGGAGCAGACTTGTTGCAGAGATTCAACAGGCAATCCAAGAAAGTGTCAATGGCCCAATAATCATTGAGAGCGTACAAGTCGAAAATATTGATTTTGATGATAGTTACGAAAGAGCAATTGCCGCACGGATGGAAGCAGAGGTAGAAGTTCAAAGGATTGGCCAGAATGCAGAACGCGAAAAGGTGCAAGCGCAAATTAAAGTGATTCAAGCAGAAGCAGATGCAGCAGCCCGTGTGGCACAAGCGACCGCAGAAGCACAGGCAATCGCTCTTCTTGGCAATGCAGAAGCGGAGGCGATCAAAGCAAGGGGCGATGCACTTCGTGACAACCCAAATCTTGTCAGTCTTGTTCAAGCAGAGCGTTGGGATGGTAAGCTACCAACAACAATGTTGCCCGATAGTACATTACCATTCATGAACATGAGTAACTGATCTTGAATCTTGGTATTGCAATGCTTGTTGCGTATATTCCATTCTTCTGTTGGATGATACACGAGGCTGTTAGGCAGAAAAAAGATTCGAAAAAGATTCGACGGTGACCTGAAATTGAGGTGAAAGAGCGTTGTAGCACTACAACGCTCTTTTAGCATATAACACCGTTGACGTATATGCTAATTTGTATTATAACCCCCGTACAAACAACATAAAGGACACAACAATGGAACAGTTTTTCGTATATACAAAAATGGGTGACCACCCATTCGATCGCAAACTGATTGACATCTTATCTAGTCTAAAAGTTGCGACTCAAGTAGCAGAAGAAATCTACGATGCAGGCGTTGACGCTGTCGCTGTATTTTCTTATGATGGACAGATTGCTTTTCAACCAAAAGAGCTTGTGCTTGTTGACGAATAGCATAGATTAGAGGTACAAAAAAATGAACTACAAATTTCCTGAAATCAAAACATTGTCTGATGTCCTCCCTCATGTTGAAGGGCGATCAGAGTTTGTTGTAGCTGAACGTGAGTTTGGCACAGTGGTCAATTATATGGTTACAAAGCCTGACACATTCGTGATGGATGGTCCTGATGATGTGGGCGGTGCAATTCGCCGTGAATGTCGTGGCATCAAGTTTAACTTGGATGGAAACATCATTGCAAGACCTTTCCATAAGTTTTTCAACATCGGCGAAAGAGAAGATACCCAGCCTAACGTGTTGGACTTTTCCGTTGACCATACTGTCTATACCAAGGAAGACGGTAGCATGGCACATCCCATCATGTTCAACGGCACTGTACGATGGTGCACAAAGATGGGCCTGACAGACATATCTGCTTATATGGATACATTCTGTGCAAAGAATCCTAAATACAATCAGTTTGCATATGATTGCATTACAGGTGGCTACACACCACTTTTTGAATATGTAGGACCATTTAACAAAGTGGTCATTGATCATGCAGAAGAGAATATGGTGTTGCTTGCTGTACGAAACACAATCACTGGCGAATATGTCAACATAAACAACTAAACTTTCTGTTGACAGTCTGACGAGATGTATGTAGTGTAATTACATACTATATAACAACACAAATAAGGAGAATACTAAATGATGAATATTGGAGCACAAGGTGAACTGCGCGTATATGCAATCGCAGCACTACCAGAGAACATCGGGAATACACGCCCTGCGCGTGACAAGAACGGTGCTTTTATTCTTGCGCATAGCGAAAAAGGCCATCACCACGTCATTGGCGGTGATGTTGATGTTATTGAACATGTCGAGAATCAAGTGATCGGCGGACAGACACTTGCAATGCGGACACTTTATGCAATCGTGAAGGCGCCCACTGCCCTGCATCAGACAGCAACACAAGGCCATGCAGATTTGATGCTTGCTGAGGGGATCTATGCGATTCGTGCTGATGTTGAGTTCAACCCCTTCGCGGACGAAATTCGCGAAGTTCAGGACTAACAAAGAATTTGTGGTGGTGCCCAACACCGGTCACCACCACCACAAAAATCAATTTACTTTGAAGGGTAAAAAATGACCAAGATTGAAAAACTGACTCAAGCGCAGATTGATTCTATGCCTTCGTTTCGTGATAAATGGACCGGCATTGGACGTGACACAG